AACGGCTTGACGCTGGAAGCCTTTCACCGTCGCATCACCCGTGAGCTGCTCGTCATCGGCGCTTATGCCGTGCTAGCTGACGCGCCCGAAGGTGGCGGCAATCCGTTCATGACTGGCTACAGCCGCGACACCCTTATCAATTGGGATGTTGACTGGTGGGTAACGGACGAAAGCAGCATCCGACGCGAAGGCTTCATCTGGAAGCAACTCGAAGCCTATCGAGTGTTTCAGATTGGCCCAACGGGGTATGAGCAAATCCTCTTTGAATCGCCCACGCTCAAGCAGGGCGAAACTATAACCGTTTTCGGACGTGGGCGTGAGCCGTTGCCGCGCATTCCGTTTACGGTTGGCACCGCTGTTGACTTGTCGCCACGCATTGAAGCGCCACCCATGATCGGCGTGGCGAACGCCTGCCTAGCCATGTATCAGCTATCGGCTGACTATCGCTGGCAGCTTTACATGAGCGGGCAAGAAACGCTCGTTGCCATCAACGGCGACGGCCCGGAGCGTGTCGGCGCTGGCGTGGTGCATGTCATGCACGGCGGCGAAGGGCTGACGCCTGACCTTCGTTACGTGTCGCCAACGTGCAGCGGCATTGAAGCACACCGGATCGCCATGCAAGAGCAGGCGACATTGGCCCAGCACGCTGGCGCGCGGCTTGTCGACACGTCACGCGCGCAAGAAAGCGGCGAAGCTCGTCGGCTGCGGTTTGCCAGCGAGACGGCCACACTCACCAGCATTGCTATCAATTCATGCGCCCTGCTTGAGCGCAGCCTTCGCAATGTCGCCATGTTGATGGGCCTGGGCGAAGAGGCCGAGGCCAACATCGTCGTACATCCGCCGCAGGACTTGCTTGACGGCACCATCACCCCGCAGGACGCCGAAGCGCTCGCCCGCATTTGGCAGAGTGGCGGCATGTCTTGGGATACCTATTATGCCAACCTTCAGCGCGGCGGCATTGCCAGCCCGGAGCGTTCGGCAGAGGAAGAATTTAGGCTGATCGAAGGTCAACCTAATGACGGCGGTCTTACCGCGTAACCCCAGCGCCGATGGCGCCAACCGAAGGAACCCGTGGCGATGCCACTAAAAGCCATAACAGACACGCTGGACGGCCTCGACGAGGCCCTAAAGACCCTTTACGTTGAGCGCGACGGTAAGTTTGTGCTGGACGTTGAAGGTGTGGATGACCATCCCGAAGTTGCCAACCTCCGCAACGCCTATGCTCGCACCAAAGAGGATCGCGAGCGCAGCAAAGGCGAAGCGGCGACCCTCAAGGCGAAGATTGCCGAACTGGAAAAGGGCGCGCCTGACACGGCGGCCACCCAAGCGAGGCTGACGGCGCTGCAAGAGGAATTGGCGGCCAAACAGGCAGAGATTGCCGATTGGCACGGCAAATACACGGCCAAGGCCCGCGACGAGGCGCTGACAACGGCGCTGCAATCGGTGGGCATCAAGGAGCCGGCTTTCCTAAAGGCGGCGCAGGCGATGCTTGCCGGCCAAGTGAAGCTAGGCGAGGACGGGACACCATTGGTGGAAACGTCCATGGGGCCAAAGTTGCTGCCTGACTATGTAAAGGGATGGGCGTCTGGTGAAGGTTCGGCTTTTGTGTCACCGCCTATGGGTGGCGGCGCGCGGGGCAATGATCGCCCAAGCGGCATTCCCAAAGGCAACCTTGGCGGCGATAAAGAGGCGCGTGTAGCCGCGCTGAAAAGCCGCTTTCCCGACCTAGTCTAAGAAAGGATTAAGCCCATGGCTCTTACTGACATGCAGGTGTTCAACCAGTACTTTATGCCGGCGACGATTGAAACGCTGGCCCAGATGGTTGACAAGTTCAACGCCGCTTCTGCCGGCTCCATCGTGCTTTCAACCGAAGGCTTTGACGGCGACTTTATCCAAGAGTCGTTCTTCAAGGCTATTCACTCGGCGCAGCGCCGCGTTGATCGCTATGCCTCCATCACCACGCAGTCCCCGACCGACCTGACGCAGGACGTCAACGTCGGCGTGAAGGTTGCTGGCGGTTTCGGCCCGATCCGTTACGAACCGGCCCAGATGACTTGGCTTCGCAAGCCGACCGCTGAGGGCATCGAAGTTGCCAGCCGCAACTTTGCCGAGGCCCTGCTGCGTGACCAGCTCAACACCGCGATTGCTTCGCTGGTGGCGGCTATCAGCAATCAGGCCACTGCCACGAACGACATTACCGCCGGCACCAACGCCGTCGTGACGTATGCCGCAATCAACAACGGCCATGCGCTGTTTGGCGACCGTTCTAACGACATTGTTGCAAACGTGATGACTGGCAGCATGTACCACAAGCTGGTCAGTCAGAACCTGACCAACAGCACCCGCCTGTTTCAGTCCGCTGGTGTGACGGTTGTGGACATCCTTAACAAGGCTGTGGTTGTCACTGACGCGCCGGCCCTGTCGACCACTGGTTCGCCGGGTACTGACGTTGTTCTGGGCCTCACCCCGAACGCCGCCATTGTGCATGATGCTGGCGACGTGGTGTCGAACATAGAAACCGTCAACGGCAACACCCGTATCGTCACCACGATGCAGGTTGACTACAGCTTTGGTCTGCGCCTGAAGGGTTACAAGTGGGACATTGCCAACGGCGGCAAGTCGCCCACTGACAGCGAATTGGCGACCGGCTCAAACTGGGATTTGGCCGCCACCGACATCAAGCAGACCGCTGGTGTCGTTATCATTGGCGACAAGTCCTAAGTCAGTGCGGGGCGGCGGCACGAAAGCCGCCCCAATCTCTCTAGTCAGGGAAGATTAGCATGACTGCAAACATCATTTATTTCACCGCAGGTTTTGCGCCGACAACCGAAGAGACGGCTGACATTGCCGCGCTCAACGCGTTTTGCACGGGCTTTTCGTTGACCGTTTCCAATGGCTCGGTTCCGCCCAATCTTGGCTCCGACGCGCTTGGCGCACCGCTGCTGGATAACGCTAGCTATGCGGCTGGAACTGTGCCTTCGCTTTATAGCGAAGTGCCGCTGATCGACCCAGACAATCCCTTTGACGTAGCGGTTGGCGCAGACAGCGTTGTGATCACCGACGCCGATGTGCTGACAATCGGCGAAGAGACGTTTACTTTTACCATCGAGGATGGCGCGGTCACCGCCATTGTTGTTGGGGCGGTTGAATGAAGATTGCCTATGAGCCGCACCCGGTGAGTTTAAGCCGCAAGGCCGAACTGCGCGCGGCTGGATATAAGATTGTCGACGCCAAGTTTGCGCCGGCTTATCAGGCGCCCGCGCCAGTTGCCGATGAGGCCGCAAATGATGTAATGTCAGATACGCCGCGTCGTGGACGTCCGCGCCGCGTCCGTGATTAATAGAGGATGACGCCATGAGCCTTGGCCCTGATGCAACCCACTCGGCAGGCAGCGCGCTGGCCGTGACGCCCAACGATGATACTAACATCGCCTTAAACGTGCGCGGGCTTTATGTCGGCGGCGCTGGTGACGTTGCTGTGATCATGGCTAACGGGCAAACTGTGACGTTTGTTGGCGTTGCTGCTGGAAGCATTCTGCCAATTCGCGCAACCCGGGTGCTGGCGACTGGCACAACGCCCGACCTTAACATATTGGCGCTGGGCTAATCGCGTGCAAATCGGCATCAGCCTTGCGATTACTCGGCTGTTAACAAGCGGCGATGCCTCTGCGCCGCCTACGCCATTGGCGCTAAACGATTTGTCAGACGTTGAAATTACAGACCCGCAAAACGGCGATGAACTAGCATATGACGCCGATGCCGGCTTGTGGAGGAATGCACAGTGACGACCCTTAACGATCTGACCGACGTTACCATTGCCACGCCTGAAAACAATCAGCGCCTTGTGTATGAGGACGGCGTGTGGGTGAACAAAACTGTCGCGCCGGCTGAAGCCGAGTGGGTGCGCGACCCGTCATGGCTGGCGATTTCTGAGATTGACGAAACCGACCAGAAGTTTGTTGGGCTGATCGCGGTATTCCCGGACAGCAACTTCACGGCGTTCACGGCGGCGGCTG